CTTCTCACCAGCACGCTCCTTAGCCTTAGCTGCCTTAGCATCAATCTGTGCTACCTGTGTGTCGATGAACTCAAGTACCTTATCTGCAGGAATCTCACCTACTGCCTCAATACCCTCTACCATTGTTCTAAGTGCTGCATAAAATTCCTTTTTTGTAATCTTTACATCTGCCATGTCCGTTTTCTCCTTTTTAATAAGTTTTGTTTGTTTTCTTTGTTTCTATATATATATTATATCATTATTTTTTGTAAAAATCAAGGGAAGGTATTTACCGCCATCTCGGCGCTACCACCATATTTTCTTTTTCTCTTTCATCTTACATATATATTATATCAAAAATTTTTGAAAAAATCAATCGAGATAATCTCCCACCTCAGGTATGGCGAGATTATCGTAGCTATAATGCTGCACAATCTCGTCATCTTTATTATAAATTTTTGTTGTTAAATATACATTAGCTCGTCTATCCCAAGTATAATAATGTCTATTCTTATCTGCCACTATTTCCTTTTGTTCAACGATACCTTCTTTAATTTTCTGTCTACGACAATCTGGACACATACAAGCAACAACAAAATCATCATTACCTATATCCTGAAGTGCTGGTGATATATCAGTAAGTCTAATAAGGACATTATCTCGTCTATCTCTATTTGCTCTAAAAGGTTTGCCGCAATCAGGGCAGGTTCTAATATATTCTTCCCAACACTTATGACAAAATCTCTCTGAACCAATTCTAAATGTAGTATAATAACTTCCTTCATTGCCGCACCAGTCACAATATCTGGTTTCCGCACAGTCAGAACAAATTACATTTCTTACATTTCCATATCTCTCATTGTATGCACCTTCGCAATAATAATCATAATCATCACTTTCATAAATAACAGGCTCCATACAACATAGACAAGGTGCTTTACCAGAATAAGATATAATCTTTGTAGATTTAACCTTGTTTCTAATACACCAATATTCAAATCCTTGTGCATTAAGCATATCATTATACATACCCTTACTATCAAAGATAATATTGTGCTTAAATGTTTTCTTACTATGAACCCATCTTTTATTTCTGTCCATACGATAAAGAGAACCAATATGCTTCATATCTTTATAGAGTTCAGGTCCGAAAGAATAAGTCCAGTTTAAGTTATCATTAGCCAACTCCCGCAATACATCAAGCACTACTTTTGTAAATTGCTCATTTGCATACGGATATGACTTGCCGCCAACAATAATGTCCTTAGTTACATAGAATAACTGACGCCATTTCTTATTATTCCACTGCCACTCTTCTCCCCTGTGACCTTCCATTCTTTTGTCGCCAAAATCAAAAGGTGTTTTACTCTCAATATATGCACATACTACATTATTAGAGTTCATCATTTCTACTGTACCAACATGGTAGCATCCTGATTCTCTCCAAGACATACAAGACGACCAATCACTAGCATTATCACTCATAGTCATAAAATCAAGAGGGTGTATAGAAATACATATATTTCCCTTAACCATTTTTTCATTAAGTACCATAGAATGTTGAAGTCTAAATTTCTCAAACTGTTCTTGATATTCAGTTATTCCAAAATACTGCATTATTTTCTGCATTGCTCTAACAGGCTTCATACCTTCCTGTAATTGCAAAGTACCTTTTCTATCTGCGGCATTGAACTTTATCGCATTAGAAATTTTATCATTTACAATAGCATTTGCACAAAAACAATCCCACATTCTGCTGAAAGTAAGATTATCCATATCATACTTCTTTTGTACTTCTTTTAATCTATCCCATATTTCATCAAAGAAACCTTGAGAATTTCTAATTGCAGAGTGCATTTCTCTCTCAATCTGGTATCTAGGTTTCTCATATGTAAATGGTCTTTTAACAATAAACTGACCGCCAAGAAGATGGAATAACTTTTTATTACTCTCTGCCCAAAAAGACAAATAGGTGTCATTACCTACATAACCATCTTCTACTCCCCATTCAGTTACATAGTTATATATCCTCTTACTGTCAAGAGGTGTCAGATAATCATATAAATTTAACATCTACCCTATCTCCTTAATCAGTTATATTTATTCTCATTCCGCTTCTACGATAAACCTCATCTTCAATATGTCTTAAATCATCATATGACATATCATCATCAGTCATAATTGAACATACACCATTTTCACAAATCATATTGATTACATCTTCAATCTCTTGACTATGTTTTGCATAAGCAGAAAATGCTCTGTTCTCAGTGGCGCAAGACTCTTTTCTTCCATTAAAAGAATTTCCACTTCCTTGTTGCTGCATATTCATTTGACACTTTGACGATGGGTCGACAGGACTCCATAAATCAAAAGCACAGTTATTAACATCATGATGGCCTAACATAAATATCCCTCACTTTCTTATATAATAATTATATCATAAATTTTTGATAAAATCAAAGCGGTGTCTTAGACCGCCTTGATTTTACATCTTGTGACAACCGTCATCTTGTTATCCTTATATTCGTCATGCTTTTTAACAGTTCCTGTAAGAAGAACCTGGTCACCAACTTCTGCATTGATTTCTACTGCTGTCCACCAATCAAGTTCATTACCTTCCGCATCTTCAAACTTAACTAATTGTGTCCAACCAAATCTTGTATCCATTCCACGAACAGACTTAAGTGTTACTGCGTAATCATAAAATCTTTCCTTCTCCTCAAAAAGCCATTCAGAAGTAGACTCTTCAACTGGGCGACAAGTCTTAAGAATATCATCTACAAATGCTCTTGCATCAGGTCTAAAGAAACCTTCGCCCCAAGCACCAATTTCAGCAACCTGGTCAAGTGTAATTTCTACAACCTTTTCCTCATATCCTTCAGGAATATTAGCAATATGCCAAAGAAGGTTCTTGCTAAATCTAAATCCAGCATCTTTAAGAGCATCTTTTACATCAAAGCTATCAGCAGGAAAATAAACAAAAGTAGTAAAATTTTCATTAAAGCAGTTTTCCTCAAGCCACTTAGCTCTCTTATCTGCATACTCGGCCTTCATCTTCTCTTCTCTTGTGGCTGCCTTCTTCTCTGCAGCCTTAATATTTGCTTTCTCCATCTGCTCGAACTCCTTATCTGTATAAACACGAATGGTTTTATGAAAATATTTAGAACCCATACAACTATAACAAATGCCACCATCATTTACATATGGAACTGGAATTCCATTCTCTACGTGAGAAATTGCAATACCTGTTCCATTGCATCTCCCGCAAGGTTCTTTTATATCAACAACCAATTTACCATTACTATTGTTATATGCTTTTGAAAAATCAATATTATAATGTTCATAGCTTTTAGCAACTTTCATAATTAACACCTCTCTTTCTTATATAAATATTATATCATTATTTTTTAATAAAATCAAAAAACTGCGGCGGCCTCGTTATTGTAACATTGGACTGGTCCCGCATTGCCGCAATTCTTTGGACACATGCTTTAAATGTGGTGGCAATAAAATTATAATATAATAACAGGAGGAATAAAAAAAATGGCAAAAAAAGATTTAACAGGACAAATATTTAATCATTGGACAGTTCTTAAATTAGATGAGGAACGCAGTAATAAAAAAACCTATTGGATATGTCAATGCGATTGCGAAAATAAAACAATTAAAAGTGTTAGAAGTGATGGACTAACATCAGGACATTCAAAATCTTGTGGGTGTGAAAATAAAAGATTAGCTGCAGAGAGAATGAGAAAAATAGGTTCTAATTCACAAGTAAGACAAGATTTAACAGGACAAGACTTTGGTTTTTGGCATGTAATAGACAGAGCAGAAAATCAAAATGGTCATGTCGCTTGGAATTGTATATGTAAATGTGGTACTAAAAGAGCAGTATTAAGACAAAGTCTTACATCAGGAGCCAGTCAAAGTTGTGGCTGTGCAAATCAATCTCATGGAGAACTTGAAATTATTAGACTATTACAATTAAACAATATCAATTTTGAAAAAGAATATATTATTGATTTATATTTTAATACATCTAATAATAAAACTAGATTAGATTTTTTTATTGAAAATAAATATGCAATAGAATTTGATGGTATCCAACATTTTGAAGAAACAAATTTTCATCATGGAACTTTATTAGAAAGACAAGAACACGATAAATTAAAAAATGAATACTGTAAAAATCATAATATACCTTTAATTAGGATACCTTATACTCATTTAAAGAATTTGAATATTAAAGATTTATTATTAGAAACAACAACATGGAGAGTGGTATAACCACTCTCCATTATCTCTTTTCTATACATATATTATATCAAAATTTTTATAAAAAATAAAGTGCATCATTAGAGATTGGACAAAAAGCATACATAGTTCATATAAGAATTTTAATTATACAGAAGGGAGGTCAATAAGATGGAATATGAAGGGTGGATAAATGTAATCGAATATTTCAAAAAGATGGTTGGCACGGGAATTACTATTCCTATGTTTTTCCAAATGGCGGGAATGCTTTTCGTCTATTTATTTATTCAATTATGTATATTTTTCAAAATAGAAGGTTTATCTTTTGGTAATAAAAAACCATTATCCCAAAAAGACAAAACTAAAAAAGCATATATTACAGGGCATATAACAATAGAAGCATTAATCGCTTTTGCTATCGCATATGTAATTATTATATTAAGATGTGCGGATAGCACTAATTATATTTGGAATATGATTATTGCACCTGGTGTCGGTCTTGTATTAGCTATCTTGATTGATGTAAAAACTGTAATGAAGAATGAAGAAAATGTACCTGTTTCATTATCTTTATATAAATTAAGAAAAAGTAAAGGAAATAGTTCATCTTCCTCAACACAAAATAATGTACCTTCAAATAATCTTGCTCCAAGTATTAATATTCAGGTTAATACTGGTAATGGAGACATAGAGGCTCCTGCAGCTAAGTCTCAGGCGGCCACTAAGGAAGCTCCGCCGCTATTACCTCATATTGAAGAAGAAGTTGCAGAATCTGATGGTTTTAATGAAACTGTCATTAAGAATATAAATAATATTATTGATGTTCAAGCAATTAGTATGAGTAAAATAGATACAATAGTAGAACAATGTGATAAAATGCAGACTATTGTTACAAATCTACAAAAATCTGAAATGAAAGAATATCAGATTAAATTAAAGAAACAAATGTATGCTTGTTTGAATAAAGGATTTGCAACTCCGCAAGAAAATGAAGACATTGAATCCGCATTTTATAGTTATACTAAACTACTTGATGGAAATGGCGAAGTAAAAGCCCTCCACGACCAACGATATGTGAATTTAGATATTCACGAAGATAGAAGAAAACAGAATATCCCCGTTGAGCATGATAGAAGAAAGCCACATAGCAATTAAGCTATGTGGCTATTTTTTTTATGGCTGCATTCCTTCTTCAACCCACTTATCAAAGTATTCTGAACTAACATAGAAGTTCCATGGCTTAGCCATTAACTTATCTACATCTACTTTTACATTAGTAAAATCTTCGGCGGTCTCTATGCTTGGACGCTGCTCTTTCTTCCATATTTCCGCATCTTCTGTGATAAACTTATTTCCTATATCCATAGTTAAATGCCAGTTGAAGGTACTCATCCATGGACCATACTCAATGCGGTAATCGTGATAATATCCTGTTTTCTTATCATAGGCACGGACAAAGACTATAAGTTCGCCCCCAGAGTTATCGCAGAATTTCCACCACTTTGCATTTTTCTGTAAGAAGATAAATCTACCACGCCAAAGATTATCATTTTCTACGCTTTTGTTAAGCTGGCGTATCTTATTATTAAACTGTTTCTGATATTTCTTACGCATCATATCTTTCGCCATCGTCATCTACCTCCTCATTCATTATTCTTTCAAACTCTTCTGCATCATCATAGAACTCTTCACAAGAGATGAATAAATCAAAATCATCAAAACCATTCATATTAAATACCTCTCTTTCTTATATAATAATTATAACAAAAATTTTATAAGAAATCAATAAGCAACTATGGTCTTTCTATTAAAAGAGTATCAATCCTCTTAACAAACTCACAACCGCAAATTTCATGTTCCTTTGCACCAGGCCACTTCTTCTCAATATAAACATCAACTAAACCAAGAGCATGGGTTATTGATGTAGCTATTGCAGTACATTTATATTCAAATTCATTATCTATTGTATATGTAACTAAATACTCTACCATATTAGCCCTCCTGTTCCAATAAACCATTTTTTTTATAAAATCGCATAATTGCTGGTTGTAATTCATTCCAAAATGCTGCGATTTCATCTGAATGCACTACCATATAATTAAGAGCCCATTCTGTCGCTGCTTTTTCAACAGATAAATTAAAATAAATATTATTCCATTTAGCAGCTTTATTTGGATTTTTTGTTAATTGTATTGAAATATGCTCTTTAATTTCATCCGTTCTCTCCCACTCATCATCTGAAAAATTGAACTGAGTAAAATGGTGGGCAACCTCATGCATAAGGCTAATAAGAAAAGCATCTGCCTTTACTCTATTGTCGATATGTTCACAAAATGGAAGAAAATATTTATCTGCCGCATCAACTACTACAAGTGCATATCCAATATGAAAATCATCTTGCCAATATGTAAATTCAGACTCTAACTTAGCTGTTAAACCAAACTGGTCAAGAAATTCATTTACAATTCTATCTACTCTTTTTAATCCTTTTAATTTTGCCATAATCAAATACACCTCTTTTCTTACCTTATGTATATATTATAACAAAATTTTTGCAAAAAATCAAAGGAGGCTATAAGCCTCCTATATGGTCGTATATCTGCCGCAACATTTACACACATAAGTTGTTTTGCGATTTCTATAATCTACATTTTCTCTTTTGGCTACCACCCAGGTATGACCACGCCACTTACAAATTAACTCCTTAATCCACTGTACCATTAGTCCCACCTCTCTTTTCTCATAATTCTTTCAGCCTTTTGTCTGCGGTTATCAGTTCTGGCAGGCTTGCCGCCAGGTTTCTTCTTATAAACGGAACAGATTTGGCACTGTTTTCTAAAAGTACCTTCTTTTCCAAGGTCACACATTCCTTCTGCTTTATAATGAATACAAGCAATTTCTCTTTCTTTTGCCATTTTTCTTTCCTCCTATAAATTATAATGATTTTCTTTACAAACCTTATAAGTATTTCCTATAATATCTTCCAATGTTATATTATTTCTTTTATCATAAGGTATCCTGATTAAAGTATAATTATGCTCTAAACAATATTTGTTTTTTAACATATCATTTGTAGCAAGTTGACTCGTATGCCATCCATTAGTTATATCATAATGCTGAATACCATCAAATTCTATTAAAGCAAATAACTTTTCATCTTGGAATATTGCAAAATCAAATCTTAATAATGGCAAATCAGAAAAACGATATTGTTGAATGTATTGAATGTTATTTTTATCTAAAATTTGCTTGATATTTAATTCACCTACTGACTCTGTTAAACAGCCACAAGATTTTGTGTGATTATTTCGTAATAATAAACTTGTCGTTTCACAAGTATTGCCACAATCACACTTGCATTTATAAATAATTGCTCTTTTATTTCGTTTACCAGTATCTTCAAGCACAGTAAGTTGACCAAATTTTTTACCTACTAAATTATCGTGAATATAATTTCTTTTACTGCATTCCGGACAGGCAGTTTTACTTCCATAAGATAAATCACAACCTCTTATTGAAACTATAGCGCCACATTCACATTGACAATTAAAATATGACCTCCCCTTTTGTTTACTTAATTCAATATCTTTACTTAAAACAGATAATCTACCAAATATCTGTCCTGTTAAATCTTTTGCTGCAGGCATATTTTTCTCCTTTCTTTTGATATTATATATCAAAATTATAAGAGGTTTTATTGCCAGACTTGTCCAAAACAAGTCTGGCAATTTAATAAAATCTCCACACCCAACCTCTCTTGCGAGTCTGGCAATTCTGATTGCCTCATCTGCATTTTGTGCACCAGAAGTATTGGGAAGTATCGTAACGTCTTTTGGTATGTAATCTAATATATTAGCCAATCCGCCTTCATTTGCTCTTCTTAGTGCTAATGTTATGATCTGTGCACCAGCCTGCTCCACAGCCGCCCTAATTAGTTCTATTGAATATTTTCCTGATCCTAAAATAAAACGTGAATTAAATTCA